GAATTGATCGCAACGCTCAGCGGGATCTGTGCAGCGTCCAGCTTTTGGCGAGTCACGATAATCATGTTACCGATGTTTTCTGCTTCCTGACCTTTGGCAAGGTTGTTGTGGCATTGCTGAGCTGCGCGCTGAGTCATTTCAAGCAACTGCTCTTTTCTTTCTACGGTTGCTGTTACTCCGCGCTCCTGGTCCTTTTCCGCAAAGATGGTAGCGATAGAGGAAGTGGTATACGTCTGTGCGAACGCATTTGAACCAAGTGCCAGCAGGACGGCTAATGCCACTACGTTCCTTTTCATCAGTGCAAAGTCCCTTCGTCAAACCCAAAAAGATCAGGCTCGCTCTTGCGATGCAGCGCCCGTTGTCGGCGAATGATGTCATAAATGGTCTGGTTCGCAAGGTCGTACTTGCTGACCAGGTCCGGGATCTTAATGACGTTATCCTTCCAGTCCCGATAAATCATGGCATCGCGTAGCGCTCGTTTGAGTGCATCCCCGCGTGGCAAGTACACCACTCGACCACCCATCACAGAACAAATCGCAAAGACAACATGCCGGGCCAGTTCGGCGGCTTCCACACCCGGCTTGATTTCGACCAGGAGCTTGGCCTCGGCGATTTCTACCATTTCTCGTAATGAGCCCTCCCAGCGGGATATAACCGTAGGGTCTTGCATGTTTGCCAACACCTTCTTGGCGTCCAGTTGATCGATGTCATCCGGGAACAGTTCTTCGTTCATCGCTCCGGTCTCCCATGTCGGCGGGCATCGTAAGTCAATGCCGCAACCATTTTTTGCAGTTGCCCAGGGTCGAGCCATTCCACCCGCTCAACCTTGAACATGCGTAAGGCCATGCCATCGGCATACGCCCAGGAGCGTTTGGCCTCGGCGAGAAACGCCTCTATCTTGCCCACCAGCTTTGCCCGGTCTGGCGCCGCTTTCGGTGCTTTTCGGCTCTGCTTTTTAACCTGTGTAGGCTCCCAACCCAGCCGGGCGAATTCGGCCAGTACGGCGCCGGTCTGTCGTGGCGTCAGGTCTTTGGCCGAACGCACACCTGCCACGCGAACCAGCAAGGCGCGGTAGGTTTCGTCATCGAGACCGAGGTCTTTCTTGGCGATATGGATTTTGCTCAATTGCAGATTTCGTGTGCTCATTGTCTCCCTCCTTTGATCAATACCTGGAACGCAGCCGGGTCGGTTCGGGACAATGCAGCGACACCATGAATGGTCATCGTGAGTGCATGGTCGGTTTCGTCGAATTTACCGGCGGTACGGATCTGTTCCAGTTCGTTGTGGGTGCCACTGTAGATTTCCATCCTGAGCTTGCTGGCCCCCATGGCTAGGCGCTTATCTCTTTCGCGCTTGCGCTGGGCGCGTTTGCGCTCGCGTGCCAGGCGGGTTTTGCGCTGTTTAGGTGTTTCGTCTGTCATGGGTGGCTGCTCATCAGTACCGGACAACCACGTCCGGCAGACCGCCCCAGCAGGCCGGGGCGGTTTCGCTTAATGCAGGGCGAGTTGTTCCTGACCGTTGACGCCGTGGTTCAGACGCACATCGCCAGCCGCAAGAACGCCGTGCAAAGCGTCAGTCATGGCGCGCATACCATTGCCCTTGTTGGCGTTGCGGTCACGGCAATCAAGCTTTTCAGTTTCGGAGTGGTGCTTGAGCATGTACGCCGCTGTTGCCGGTGATGGTTCATCGTTGCCAGCAAACGCCATGACCTGTCGGCGCACCGCCGACACCCAAGCGCTACAGAACACGTCGGCGCGCTTGGTCTTGGTCGCTGGTTTGCAGCGCTTCAACTGGGTACTGATGAAGTCACGGCGGGACTGGCGGACCTGGCGGAGCAGTAACGCCATGGTGTAGCTCGCCAGCTCTGCCAGTTCGCCGATGAAGCGCCATTCGCCAATGCCTGCCATGAACAAAACTTTGCAGGCGTAGGCTTGAGTGACAGCACCAACCAGGTTGGCTTCCCATTGAGGCGGCGTCATTTTCGAACCACTGCGAGCAGCGCATTCGAATACCTCAGATAGCTGGATATCCGATTCCTCCAGGCGGTACTTTTCCATCAGGGCGCGGGCCTGGCGCATGGCTGCGGCGGCTTCGTGGGGGTTGTCGCTTGCTGCCAGGCGCAGCAGTTTCTTGATCTTGTCTAAGGCTTTGCTGTGATCCATGTTTTCCTCGGCTGCTCATCAGTACCAGGCAACCACGCCTGGCAGACCGCCCCGGTAGGCCGGGGTGGTTTCGCTCAGTGAAGGGTTGTAGTGGTGGGTTGCCAACGGCACGCAGGGACAGTGCCCAACATCTTTTCGCTGGCGACCAGGTCGAACACCTTGTTGAAGATGCGTACAGCCTCCGACTGTTTGGGGGCGCCCAGCGGGTTGGTCGGGACACCCGTCATATCAATAGCTACAGACGGCCTGCCGTTGTCTTCGCGGCGGTCTTCAAGGGTGAGAGTGATCTTGGCCATGTGGGCTCCTAGCGTTGCTTGTGGAAGGTGATGTGGTAGTCACGGGCGACCTGGCGAACGTACTTTTCAGTCATGTGGTGTTTACGAGCGATCCATTTGGGGGCGTTGCCCATGGCGGCGTCCGCTATGATCAATGCCGCGTGCTTGCCGACATCCGATGAACAGACGTTTGCCTCGGGAGCTTCCATCGGGGCCACGGGCGCAAACAGATGGGCATAAACCGGCGACCGCTCCAGGTTAATGGTGAACGTCGCCGGGGCGTTGCTCATCTGGTGACCGACTTGCTGGACTGCGCCGCCGCGCTTGAGAAATTCCGCGGTCAATCGGTCGAGGTTGGCGCGCTCGATGTCGTGTTGCGGTGAATGCATCGGCAGGGGATCGCGGCGGGTATCGTGATAGCGCTCCACAATTACACCCCCGCAATATCAAGGCTGATGGGCTCGTATTGGTCGGTATCCCCGACACGTTGGTAGACGCGGATGTAGGACTTGGAGCCAACTACCTGGCAGGCATCACCAATGGCTTGCATGGCGCGCTGCCAGCGTTCATCGGTAATTTCCATCCGGCGCAATGCCAAGACACGGGCCGTACGGATGTCGCCTTTTTGGTCAGTCCGAAAGGCGTCATTGACCAACGTGACCACTTCGGGGCGTGCCCCGGTGGTCCAGTCGCGCAGGCACTCATCAATCAATGCCCGCGCAGCCTGGAGGCGTTCGTCGAAAGCGATGCTTTCCTGGACAGCACGCATGATCTTGAAACGACCATCAAAGCTAATCAGGCTGACATTGCCTTTCTTGCCGCCGATCTGAGCGCCGTATTGCTCGGCGCTGAGTTCTACGAATGCTTCGATGTCGCCAAATGCTGCCGCTTTGAATTGCGCCAGTACGGTGCTAGCGGCTCTGGCTCGCTCAACAAGGGCAAGTACCAGGGCGTCACGCTCCAAGTCGATAGGCTTGATCATGCTCTCGTGGATCAGGCGTTTTTGTGCGTCCATCCGGTAGCCTTCGTGGGTGGTCTGTTGTTGTAGGGTCATTGCAAGGTTCCTCAGTGGAGAGTCGGACGCGACCAGTCGGCAGGACGGGTAGCGCTGATGGGTTCGCGCCATTCCAGGGTTACGCCCTGGAACTGCACGTTGTAACGGGTGCTACCTGCCGAAACGTGGCGCATGTAGCCTTCGCGGTCGGCTTGGCCGAGAAGGCGGTTGCCGTCTTCTGGACCGATGACTAAAAGGTTGTGGGCCGGGCAAAACCCCAATATGCGGATGCCATGCGCCTGCAACTTGCGCGCAGCGGCGTTGAACACCCGCAGACGGTCGGCCAGGGTCGGGGTGAGGACTTTCAACGGGGTGCGATTAGTGGAGGCGAGCATGGGCGTTCTCCTGATTGCAGCAGTCGGGGTTGATTGGGCAGTGTTGGCAGGCGCGCCAGTGCTGCATCGCCTGCGGGTTATGGGTAGGTGCTGGTTTTTCGCGGTAGCTTTGGCACTGATCGCTAGTGACGGTCTCGTCCAGGGCGACACACTCAATACGGCCGAGGGTTTCCATCACCCGCCGCTCGACACCGGCCGTACTAGGCGATGCATAGCGGTTGGATAAGATCAGGCTGACTGCTGTGCGGCTCATGCCAATGCGCTGGCTGGCCTTGGTTTTATTGCTGGCAGCAACTTCGGCAGCAAGCAGGCGCACGAACAACGGCACCTCATTGCCCCAGGCGGATAGGTTGACCTGGTTCATTGGGTCACCTCCTGGTCAGCCTTGCGCCACACCACCTGATCCAAGTTCGGGTCGTAGACCTGGTCGAAGTCACGCTGGTAGATGGGGTGTTTAGGCCCGGTATAACGCGACGGCACCAGGCGAAAGCGGGTTTTAAAGCCTGCTGTTCCGCCTCTGCGGGTCACGTAGCCAGCCTTCGCCAGGCCCGACAAGTAAACCTGAGCGCCGAACTCACTTATGGACACACCGTTAACGCTGGCGGTGGCTGCGGCCTCGGCGGCGGTGAACTCACCGAGGATGCGCAATGCTCGCCAGATGTTTTCCACACCACCTGCATGGGTCGTACGCTTACCGTGATGGTTAACCCGTGGGGCTTCGACACCCTTGTCCAACATCGAGTAC